CGAGGGCCTGTCTCCGATCAAGGTAGACCAGCTGATCCGTGGCTACTTCGGCTCTGTGGGTGGTGCGCTTCTGTGGACTTCTAACCTCGCTGGCGACTACGCGGGTATTCGCCCGTCTAAGTCAATACAGGACTACATCGCCAGCTTGCCGGGTGTCAGCCGCTTCGTGAACAAGGAAGAAGGCACTGGTCTGCGTTCGTACTACTACGACATGGCTCGTGACGTGAACGAAGCGTACCGTGAATACTTGACGATCAAGGCGCGTTACCCAGACAAGCTGGATCCGTTCTTGGAAGACGACGTGAAGGTTCAGCGTGCAGCTATGACGAAGGGTGTGCGTGATCTGTCTGCCCGCCTCGCGAAGATCCGCAACGCGATCAAGGTAATCTCTGCTACTTCTGGCGATTCAGAAGAGAAACAACAGCAGATTTCTGACCTCCGTGCCCTCGAGAATGAGCTTCTCGGCAACATTGATCTGAAGGGTCTACGAGAAAGAGCCGGTAGCGGCAGCTTCTTCTAGGCAAAAAAAGGCCCCCTCGCTAGAGGGGGCCAACCACTTCAGAGACCAGTGACCTTGCTGGAGGAGTGCCCGAGAAAGGCGAGAAGAATCACTGTGGCGCTGATTTTACCTAACTCTCCACGCTCGTAAACCTTTTACGAACTCCTCAGTACAATTACTAATCTTTACTTTGTAGCCGAAATCGTCAGCTATACGCCTTATTCTGCTCTCAATATTTGAACATTTAAGGCATGGGATAAAGAAGCTGTCGCCGATTCGCATGCCGCTTATCGTTGCCTCAAGATTCCATTTCAGCATCTTCGTCCTCCGGCAGCGACTCTAAAGAGGCCATAATCGCCTCAAGCTGATCCGGCGCCACTTCAAACTTAGCTACGGCTATAGGCGGGGACATAGTGAATTTGGTCTTGGACAGCATGCGCTGCTTGGTTTTCTTGACGAATCGGTACGGGCCACCGGGCACTGTGCAGTCGTTCAGCACGTCGTCAATCGTAAACTGGCGGTCGGTGCAGTAGTCGCGCAGGTCCTTGTAGCTGAGGAACAGGCTGCCGGTTTCTTCCTCGAAGCGAACAGTACAGCTACCGCCGTTCGGGACGATCTTGCCGTGGTCGTTGGCTGTGACGGACAGCGGGTGTGGATTTTTAGAGATAACAGCAGTGTTTCTAAGGTTTTCGTAAATAAACTCGCCGACCAACTCGTAGGCGTCGACAACCTCGTTCATCATGCTGGTGCGGCTATTTTGAATGTGGGTACAGCACCAATTCTCTAGGTTGTCTAGGTCGAACTCGACAAGCCCCAGTGCCTGAGCGACACGCCCCCCGGCCAAATTGGATGCGTATGTACCGGTGTGGAACCGCTCCTCGATGCGCTTGCCGACCTTTTTCCAGATACGCTGACGCTGCTTGTCGATCAGCTCGAACGCCTTGTCAGCATTCTTCACTAGCCACGGTGCGTACACTTCGCCCGCTACGCCGTAGTTCTCGTTCAACAGCTCGAACAGCGTGTCTGCACCGTCAATAGTTTGACGCTTAACTGGGATCTCGATCAGTCGCATCAACTCACCGTCCGGGCGGGCCTTCAGCTTGACCAGCTTACTGACCATTGACGAGTTCGAGTTCATCAGGTGGATTAGGTTCCAAGTAGCCTCGTTCACACGCTCGGTGTTGCTGGTAGCGTTCATTCTGTTCCGGCCACGGCCCTGAGATGTGCCGTAGATTTCATCAGACAGGAACTCAGCTGGTGCGTTTGTCATTTCATCAGACAGCGCAACGAGGTTGTTGTGCACCCCTAGTCTGTGCTGACGTGAGGCCATTGTGTCGCGTTGAGTCAGCATGGTTTTTTCTGGATGCCCGAACACACTTAGCGCAAGGCGGCCAGCGGTCGATTTACCCGTACCTGACGTATTACTAATCAGGTTGATTACACCACCAGCAACGCCGGTGAACTTCATCAGCGGGGAGCCAAAACCAGACAGGGCTACAAGTTGCAACGGCTCCAGCCCCGGCTGATTCAGCGTATTGAATATCTCTTTCCAAGTTTCCAGCGAGCCTTTTACGCCGAACGCGTCGATGATGTTGGCGGTGGTGCTGCTGGGGTAGTTATGGGTGTATCCGTCCTTGGTGTATACGCGGTGGCCTACAACCCACTCGGAGTTGCCTGCGTGCCATCCAAACTGTAGGCGGGCTTCCTTCGCGCGTTCGCGCATCTGAAGTTCTTTTGTGTATCGAAGTGCGTAGTCCATAATTGCTGTCATCTGTTTTTTGTTAGCGGCAACCCCCTTGCCGCCTAGAATCTTCTTAAACTGCTCTGCTGAGTGCATGTCCTTAACCGGAACTATGAACTCACGCTCGCCATCCATCGGCATGTGCATGTGGAATACCACGCACTCCCCGTCGTTGGGGTCGACGAGTCGAGTGGACGCGTACAGGTCGTATTCGTAGACCAATTCTTCAATCTTGTCCCCTTCCGCGTCGCGCTTTTCAATGTACACGCCGCCGTTCCTGCCCCTGAAGTACGGGTGCGGAGGGCTGAACAACACTGACTTAACCGCCTGCACGCTGATGCTGCCGTCGCCGTGCGGATCATCTTCCTTTGGGGCTTCAAACAGCACGCTGTCATCGCGCTTGACCTCAGCACCCAGCTGTATCGGGCTGGTGATCTGGTGCGGGCAACCTGAGCATAGGTCGGGGCTAAGCCCCTTAATTACCGCACAGGTGTACGGCCCCTTGGTCTGACTTGCCTTCTCAATCGTAGCTTCCGGCGTGTAACCCGGATGCCGTTCAGATATTCTGTGTATGGCCGTGTCGCGATCATCACAAGCCCATGCGATAGACAGGCTGGCTCGCCAAAGCGGCTCTTCTAACTCAGCTTGGTTTTCGATCGCGTACTTGAGGAAGTTGCAGCCCTTACCTTTTTTGGTCTTGGCTACGATAAGCCCGAACCGCGACTGCTTGTTACCCAGCAACGCTTTGGCGGTTTCGCTGAGTTCGCTTACATCGACTTTTTCGCGTGGCTTCTTAGGCTCAGGCAGGTCAAGTGCGGCTAGGCAGTCGGCGAACAGGTCAACATCAATGGGGTCGCCATGCTCGGACTGAATAACTTGTTTGGGGTCGTCTGGGTTTTTGAAGTTCAGGGTTTGCGGTATACGCAGAATACGCGCTTCGTCAGCGGTAACTGCTGGGTCTGCCTTGAGGCCGAGGTGCTCACACGCACGCTTCAGCTTCTCTGCGATGGGCGACCATACTGAACTTGGAATGTATTGGGTGAGCAGCCAGTAAACGTGGATGCCGTTGCCAGAGTTGACGATGCTTGGGTGCGGCAGCTTGACCTCAATCCTGAACTTCTCAAGCGCTTCGAGCGCTGTCGCTTGGTCTGGGTATGGCTTGCCCGGCCCGCAGTCAAGATCAAGCCAGAATGACTTCATCCACTGGGCGTTTTCTTGGGTGCGTTTCTCGCTGCCTTCTTTGAACGAGGCAACGGCGAAGTACGCATCAATACGACGATCGACAAAACTCTCTGCGCGTTCTGCCAGCGTATCAATGTCGTCTACAAATTCTTGGAGGACCTTCCCCCCGGTAATCCCAACTACACAGTAGCGTCCTTGCTCCGGCAGGACTTCGTGTAGGAAATCAGTTGTTGGACTCATTAGTGGTTCCGGCGAGTAATAGTGGGCGGCAGCGGTTACGCCTACCGTTTTCGGGCACGAAGCCCTAGCCGCCCTTAGTGGCTCAGAATAATTTCAGCTGGTTGGGGTCGGCCTCGACCTGCTTAGCAGGGGGAACCGAAGATAGCATCCGCTCGAAGCGTTCAGCAAGCTCGTTAAGAAGTTGCTTATTTACTCCGACAGATGTCCTACCGTCGTACTCAAGAACCGACTTCACCAGCCTCAACACTTCAAGGTCGCTGAGGCTGGTGTACTGCATTATTCGTCGCCCCACTCGTCTAGAATGGAAGCCACGTCGGCCTTCTCTGCTTGCACAGGCTCAGCCTTCTTCTTGACCACCTTCGGCTCCTTCGCAGCAGCCTCCTGCTCAGCGATCGGCTTCTCGAAGCCGTCCTTAGCCTTCAACTCTTCTTCAGATTCACGCTTGGCGAACTGACGGTCGCCGGTATGCGCCTTGGCTTCGGTAGAGTCGGCTTTCTTCTGGACAGTCGCCCATTCTTCTTCAGTCAGCGGGCGAACAGCGCGGAACATCAGCTTCGGTACCGGGGACTTCGTGTCGAACTTGAACTCAGTCACTACCTTCACGATGTCGTAACCAAATTCAGCCAGTCGGCGAACATACGCCTGAAGCGGAGCGTACTTGCTGCCATCTTCAGCCTTACCGAACACCGAGGTAGCTGGCAGGGTTACGCCGTACACATCACCCTTCTGGTCGCCTTCCAGCACCACTGCTAGACGAGCGGAGTAGCGGCATGCGCGGGAGTCGCCCTGACCTGAGCCCTTGATGTTCTGCGGGCAGTCGGCACACAGGCTGGCCTGCGGGTTTTCCACATTCGGACTCGGAGCGTTGCCGTCATCCGACCAGCAAGCTGGGCTGGTGACTACGCCTTCCTTGTAAGCGCCTTCGTAGTAGGTGCGGGCGATAGCCGGAGCGGACTTCACGACGATCATGTTCATGGCACGATCTTCGTTCTGTGCGACTTCCTGTGAGCCGACCATCATACGGAACACGGAACCCTTGAAGCTGACGCGTTTCAGGGACTGCCCCGTGCTACCGCCTGCAAGCGCCTTGGCGGTATCGGAAAGTTCACCACCTTGCAGGTGGGCTGGCATGGTGTTCATGCCTTCAAAAAGTGCTACGTCGTTAGACATCACTTGGTCTCCTTCTGGGTGTAAATAAACTGCTGGTCAGATACAAACTTTTCCAGCTGATCTCTGGTGTAAAACACCTTGGCTCCAAGCCGCACGAAGGCAATCTTGCCGTCGTACCGCAGCTTGTTGAGAGCGGACTCCGATAGCCTGAGCAACTGAGCCGCCTCCTTTGTGGTCAATAGTCCGAGGTCGCTCACGATTTGTTTCCTCTTCGTACGACGATTGAATACCGACTGTCAGCATTGACAGGCGGGGCTACATCTGGATGGTTCTCCAGAAATTCCTTGAAGTTGCCTTGGTGAATCCGGCGCTCAACCATGTCGAATCCGATCTCACCTAGCGTGCTCAAGAACTCTTTGAATGAGTCCCAATCGGGAGCCCAATACCGAGTACGCACCACGCGAGAGGCGGTTCCGTACGGGGTTTTCATACTGTCTAGCCCGTGCTCCTTGGCGAGGTCAAGCAGGGCGTTTTCGATGGTGTCCATCTTGTCTTTCAGGGCGCCATCTTCTTCGTCGAACTTGCGCTTTAGATCAGCACGAGCGTCGCGAAGGCGAATATAAGCCGATACCAGCTTTGCTGTGTCCATGTTGTGTCTCCGAAGTGTTTGCGGCTTTTAGCTGCTAAGTTCTTGTTCGTACAGGGCTACCAGATCTTTCTGGTTAGCTTCCTTAGATTCTAATGCTTTATAGACCCTTTTTTCAACCTCTGAGCCGTAAATTTTTATCACCGTCATTTTATTTTTCTGGGACGGGCGGTTGATACGCTCGTTCGCCTGTAGCCAAGTCTCCACCGAGGCCACCGGTCCGAACCAGA